TTAATTGTCATTGTTCACACCTCGTGATTTAACGTTGAGCAAAGCTTCTAACAGTTCGTTCGCTTTGCCTCCAGCAGTTAACTTATCGGCCTGATTCGCAAGTATTTTCGCTTCTGCTTGTGTTTTTTCCATCTTCGCAGTTATCAAGCTTAATTTTGCTCTTCGTTCATCGGCTTCGTCTGCGATAGCTACAAATTGTTTAATTAAATTTGACAGTGTACCCATTGCTCGAGATTGGGCGGCTAAAAAGTTCGCTTGTTTATCCCACGCGTATTGAACTTGCATAGTAGAACTGTGTCCGTTTTCGCCAGATGACCAACCCGATTCCTCTTTTGAGATATCTCCGATATCATTGACGTACATAATCTGTTGTGATCGGATAATGGCTGTGTATTGAATCATAATGTTATTCCAAAGAATATCTGCCGGTTCTGATTGGGAAACGGTATCCATTATTTCTATTGTCTCTTCCGGCATCCACTTAGCAAAAATTCCGTGTTTAACTGCGTTCTTATTCCCCTTAGGGGGCGAACCGCCTTTATTCCCTTGGGCATTTTTATTGCCTTTAAGCGTATCGTAACGTTCCGTTTCAATCGGAGCGCTCCGTTTCATTGTAGTGTCCCACTTATCTTGAGATTTCCATTTTCTAATAGTGGAATCTGTAACACCTAATTCAATTGCGATATCTTTTAATTTCTTTGTTCCTTCAGATTCTAACCAAAGATGTTTTGCCTTTTCTCTATTTGGATTTCTAGCTCTAGCCATACATTTTACACCACCTCGCCATCTGTGTTCGTTTTGTAATTCATCTGTATTTACTTATATTCTCTTGTACATGCTTGTCACTCCAACACCCATGACCGCAATATACCAACTTGCAATAGTCAATTTCTTGTGGGGTAGCTTCTCGTGTCATTTCAATAATGGAATAGGACTTCTTAATCTGTAGCGACATTACTACCCGTTTATGTTGGTTTTTCATTGCTTTTGGGTATTGATGGTTCAGGGATATGTACCAATAATTATCCATCCTTTATTCCCTCCAAACAGAAAAATAATGATACTAAATCATTACTGACTCTAAAATCAACTATTTGTTTCTTTTCAATTCTTCGAAAGGTATGGTATTTTTTCGTTTGTTCGACCAGTTCACATGCCATACCAGGCAAACAGTAGTTGATATTATTTAAGACTAAACGTTTCTTTGCGATCATGGCTGACACCTCTTTGTAAATTTATGTACTAAAAAAGACCACACCCTGACGTGTAGTCTTCTTATCTTCTAGTATCAGGCTAGTTGCCACTTTTTCCTATTTCCGTAGGCAGGCTCGTGTACTTGAAATTGTAAATTAAACTTTTTGCATAATTTTACTGGTATCAGTATATCACGATTTATCAATGGCGTTTGTCACAACATTGTCACTTCTTTCGATTTTCTTCAAAATTTGATTGTGTTTATTTCTAATATAGCCGTAACTATGGCCGAATTCACTCGCAATTTGTTTTAAAGATAAGCCTTCGATGTATTTTGCTACTAGAATTTTCTGATCAAGGCCTTTGAAGCTGTAAACCAATCTTCGCAGATCATAGATAGAGTTCATTTTCCAGGCCAAACGTTTTTCAAGGTCTTCTATGATGTCCTCTAACTTAGATGCTTTAGAATCCTTTGTTAGCGTATATCTTCCTAAGTCCTCTGGATCACACCATCGCTCTAACTCACTTTTATAAGTGTCTAATTCCCAATCAAGGTAATAGATTTCTTGTTCTAACTTTTGGTAACTGTTTAACCATTCATACAAAAATATTACCCCCTGTATTCCTCAATTTTGGCTTTTACGGCTGCCATTAGCGCTTCTTGCCCCACTTCTTTTGTTTGAAGTGCTTTTATTACTTGTTCGTCAATAGTTCCTTTTGTTACTAGGTGGTGAATAATAACAGGTTGTTCTTGTCCTTGACGGTCCAATCTGGCATTGGCTTGTTGGTAAAATTCTAATGACCAAGTCAAGCCAAACCATACGATAATATGACCACCTTTTTGTAAATTTAAGCCGTGTCCTGCCGATTGTGGATGGGCCAAAAGCAACGGGATTTTTCCCTCGTTCCATTTTTGAATATCTCCATCAGCCACATTTAAAACTTTTGCTTGTTTAAATCGGGCTAGGATTCTTTCTAAATCGTGTTTGTATTGATAAAAGACTAAAATTGATTGCCCCTGTGCATCCTCTATAATTCGTTCTAGGGCATCTAGCTTGCCTTGGTGTATTTCTCTGCCGTCGCTGTTCTCGTCGTATATAGCGCCGTTAGATAGCTGTAACAGCTTGTTGGATAGTGTACCCGCATTACTGGCTACCACGTCCGACTTTTCTAACTCTAAGACATATTCTCGTTCTAGTTCTTTGTATTGTTTCCAACTGCTGTTGCTTAATTCAATTTCGACAATATTTTCAGTTCTAGGCGGTAAGCTCAAATGGTCCTTCGCTTTCATACTCACGCAAATATCGCTGATTTTGTCGTAAATGGCTTCTTCGGCTCCAGGTATTAGCTGCCAAGAGTAAACGATATGCCCGTTTTTTTGTGCAGGTACAAAATATCTATTTCGGTATTGGGTGATGGTTTTTCCCAGCCGTTCGCCCTGATCAAGTAAATAGATCTGCGGCCATAAATCTAAAAGGCTGTTAGGGGAAGGTGTGCCAGTTAATCCGATAACCCGTTCCATGAAGGGGCGTACTTTCCGCAACGCTTTAAACCGTTTGGCGCTACTTGACTTAAAACTGGATAACTCATCAATGATTACGGTTTTAAACGGCCACTTTCGTTGATAGTAATTGACTAGCCATTCCACATTTTCGCGATTGATTAAATAAATATCCGCTTTTTTGAATAAAGCTTCTTCTCGTTGCTTTGGGCTACCTAAAACTTTTGAAAAGGTTAGGTGTTGCAAGTGATCCCACTTTTCAATCTCATCGGTCCACGTCTTTTCTGCGACAGATAACGGCGCAATAACCAAAACATTCTCGATGATTTCAAAGGTGTTTAACAGCTCGTCTATTGCCGTTAAACTGGATAATGTCTTCCCTAGCCCCATATCTAGCAATAGTGCACAATAAGGGTGATCTAATATAAAGTTTTTAGAATATTCTTGGTATGGATGTAATGTTGCTTTCATGTTTTAGATCACTCCTTTTATCTGACATATCCTTTTAAAACTATTCTTGTAAATTTATCCACTTTCTCTTTAGAATCAATGACAAAAATAGGTATCATTTGATCGTTAAACTTTTCCATAACTTTCAACTGATCTTTTCTTGGTTTACCTCCAGGTCTTTTGAGTTCTGCAAAAAATACATTACCACGATATACAATAATTCTATCTGGAACGCCTTTAGTTCCCGGAGAGGTAAATTTATAACATAGTGCCCCTATGCTTTTTATCTGCCTAACCAGATACTTTTCAATGTCATTTTCAATTTGCATATCTTGCCTCCTTGTCTGTCACACTTGTGGCACTCGCGCGCGAATAGGCTAAACACCCCATTTTACATATATACATATACGTCCTATATATGTATATTTACTATTTCTATATATGAATAGAAAAAGGTGTTACAAGTGTTACAACATCAATTTATTCTTACTCTCTCAAGGTTTATAGGCGTAACACTCCCTGTAACACCTGCGACAAGATAGGTGTTACAGGTGTTACAGCTAACACTTTAGGTGTAACACTTTCCGCTTTTTTTGGTGTTACACCTAAACCCGCATCATTACTACCTTTTTGTTTTAGGGTGTAACACGTAAATATGCTACTTGTACCCCATAGCCTGGGCCAAATCGTAGACGCCCTTTGTTTCCTTTTGTGTTTTTCTCCCATTCAGGTAGATGGTTTAATATCTGCCGAATTTCTGCAGCTTTCGCTGGATGGATATTCTTGGAATCACCGTTGTACAATTCATTCCAAACCTCTGCAATACATACTTTGTTTCTAACAATCTCGCCTTCTTCCTGAATATCCGTCCCCCACCCCTGAATATACTCTCGTCTTTCTTGCTTACTTCGTTTGTACCAATCTTCAGTTATTGGGATATCTAAGTATTCAAGGATTTCGCCTTCCATGCTAGATGTCTCTGTGTGCATATCTTGGGCTTCTAGTGCTAATTTTTCTTGTTCATCTGTTAGATATAATGGCTCTCCTGCTTGCCACAATTCAACGGCTTCCGCCCATATCTGATCGCGCGTTTCGTCAGTCATTTCCCATACTTTGTTTTTAATCGGTTGAATGCCCACATCTACAGGCCAAAAACGCCGATTTCCTGTTTTATCTCTTAGAAACTCGTTGTCGTTCGTTGTTCCCCAAAAGACACAACGGCGTTTAAAATAGGACTTATGCCGACCGTAAGCAACGCGGAAAATGTCTTCTTGCTTGCTAATAAAATGCTTGGTGGCTTCAATATCTGCTTTTTTTGTCGCTGACAATTCGCCCATTTCCATGATCCAAACACCTTGCAACGCTTCGTAAGAGTCTTTCCCCGTCACACCTTCTAAGCTGTTAGAAAACCAGTCTCCTGCAAGTTTAGACGGCAACAGTGTTTTCCCTATCCCTTGAGGGCCGCTGGTCACTAACATATAGTCGAACTTAATCCCTGGTACAAAAATACGCCCCACTGCAGCCGTTAGAAATTTTTTCGTAACAACCCGATTAAACGGCGTATCTTCTGCACCTAAATAGTCAATCAGTAAGGTTTCTACGCGAGGTACACCGTCCCATTTTAGTTTTTCAAGGTATTCTTTTACGGGGTCATAAGAGTTTCTTTCGATTTCTTGGACTAATGCGTCATCAATTTTGCCACGACTAACAATACCGTAAATCTTTTCGATATAAACGCGCAGTCCTGCATCGTCGCTGTCCTTCCACATCTTGTCTTGGTCTAATTTCCGCCATGGCAGGTTACCCTTCACCTCAATACGATTAGAAAAGCTGTTCATAAAGATTTTCTTTTTAAGGTTAGGGTCGTTCAACATAATAACCTCTAAATTTTTTGCGGAGGCCATAATCTGACCGTATTCGTCAATTTCAAGGTCTAATTTTGTAAACCAATCTTTGTCGTCCTCTTCCAAGTCATCTAATTCGCCGTCAAAGTCTTCTAGTGCTTGTGACAGCTTTTCACTCTGAATCAAGGTCTTAACTTGCTTGTCTTCCATTGCGAACTCTCGCATCGCTTTAAATGACGGATAACGATCAATCCGTGTCGTCGGTTTGACGTCGTCGTCTAAATCGCCAAACAAATGAATGCGGACAAGGTCAAACGCGTTGACCAGTTGATCACCTACAGGGTCCGTACCATGATGAGAATAAGCGAACTTATCATCATAAATCACTAGCCCACCACTAGTTGAGCCCCCTAAGAACGTCCAGCGGTCATCGTGACCTGTCGGTCCATACACTTCTTGTAAAAAAGTTTCAATTGCCGAAACAATGTCGTACGAACGACAAAACGCCCCAACAATTCCCTTTTTCTCTAACGGGTCCCCCGCTTTTTTCGCTTGGCTTTCACGGATTGAATGCCCCCGAGAACTTTCAGGCCAGAAACTAGAGTCTCGCCAGTCTTCGTATTGGCTTATAATCTCGTCAGGATCTACCCAAGGTAAATCGATGGTGTCGGTGAAATATTCCCCGTCTATCGAATGGCTGGGCCAATACATTAAACGTTCCGCCTGGTAGGTCGTATCATCAAAGTTATCCATACCGAAGAACTCCGCAAGCTTTCTCGCTAGGGGTTCATATTCTTCACCAGTTACGGGGCGACTTAACGGAATGATTAGCCGATATCGAGGACCTTTGACTAAATGGCTGTGTGTCGTGTAAATAGCCGCCGCATGGTCAAATAACAGCTGCACGTCATCCCAAAAGTCTAACGTTGTACTGTCGGCATCTAGTGTGACAAGGCTTCGCTGTTGAGCGTTCCCTCTTTTTCTCCGTCCTTCTTTCAGCCAGCCACCGATAAACGCCCCAACGTCTTTGACCTCGCCCTGTTTCGATTTCGGCATTTTTTTGTAGTCCTCGACGGTCTCTTGTGTCACCGTCGGGGTCTTTAGCCGTTGGATAAAATCCGACCAAGTCATCTGACGATTTTTCCATTTTTTCTCGGTTTTTGATGTGCCAATTGCGAGATGGATTTCACCATTGTACGCAAGTTTGATGTTTTTTTCTGGCTGTTCCATCATCACGCTTCCTTTCAAATATTTATTTTGTTTTTTTTTAAGCCTATGATAAAATTAAATTAAAAAATAAGGAGTGTTTATTTTATGGATTTTAATACTTTCGCAACTTGGGTGGGTATAGTATCAGGTATTTTATCAATAATCCCGATTTTTAAAGATCTTTTGCAAAAAGATAATGTTGCAATCAAGCAGACAAATAAGAACGGAGACAATATTTATTTAGACAGACGTACAAATACAACTATCAATATAACCAACAATTCTAATTCGCCCACTAGTGGGAATGACGATATAGCCTTCGTGATTATTTACATAATAATGGCAATTGTTACAGGCGTCCTCTCATTAGCTTTTTACTCACAAGTATATAAATTACTACCATTAATAGGTTTAGTATTATTTATGATATCGGCTTGGAAACAAAGATCAGTTCCATTCGAAGGTGTTTTAGCAAAAGTATATTGGTTCTTTTCAAAAGCAGTCTATCTTATGCTTATATTTGCTCTATTCTTTATCCCAAATTCAATTATGGAGTTACTAAATAAGATTCCAGCTGTTGCTATTGAGTCTCTTCCTGCCTTAAAAAATTGGTTCGATAATATTTTAATTATCTCAAAATCTCTTTGGGATGGTGACAGAATAATATTGTTCAACATTGTCGGACGAATATTAGGGTCTTTTGCAATCATTTGGATATTATTGAACGAGATAAGATACAAAACAAAAATTCATGTAAAACCTAAATTTTCTGCTTTTATCGAACAGTTAGTTTTTCTTAGCTTCTTTATTATCATACTGAATCTTGATTTTGCTTGGAATACTGCCCTTCCTCTGAGAGAATATATTTCAAACACTTTTTCCCATTGGATAAATCCAAATCAATAATTTTCAAAATCTGAGTCTTTGCTAAATAAAGCAAGGGCTCTTTTTAATCTTTCATATAGTATTTGGTTTCAAAACCTTCAGCGTTCAACGGCAGCCCTTCCGCCCATTCTGGCACAACAGACATGATTTCGTTCATCTCTTCGATGGACTTTTCACCGTCTGGCACTTCGGCTACTGCCTCATCATGCACATGGAAAACGATAGGATAGCCTTCCCGTTCAAGCCGCAGCATCGCTTCTGCTAGAACATCTCTTGCGGTTGCTTGAACGATGTTTTCCACCAGCTTACCGCCGTAGGTTTGCTGTTTGGTAAACATAACTTTATCGCCTTGACCCTCATAAAAAACGGCAGGTCCATAATCCCCTTGTTCTAAATGGGCTTTTGCATAGGCTAACTTTCGCCCACTTGGTAACTGAATAAATAAGAAACCCGCTTGTTTGTAGAACTTTAATCCTCTAGGCCCTTTTTTAATGCCGCCGTTTTGCAGACAGTCAATAACCGCTTTTTGCGTTTCGTGCCAAAAGTTCTTAATGCGCTTGTTGGCTGTGCGCCAACGATCCACAATATCTTGTAATTCATGTTCTTCAATGCCATTTTCTAGTGCGCCCATCGCCTTAAGCGCTCCAGGTCCGCCTTGATAACCAAGTGCAAGAGTTGCCACTTTCCCCCGCTGGCGCATGTCTTTGCCTTCATGGCTTTTCCAGTCGTAGTCCGTTACTTCGCCTAAATGGAACATCTGCGCTGCTGTTGCTTCGTAAATTTTTCCGTGTGTACGAAATACATCGAGTACCCAATCTTGTTTGGCATACCAAGCAATCACTCGGGCTTCAATCGCTGAAAAGTCAGACACGATGAAACGATGCTCTTCTTTTGCCACTAGTCCCGTTCGGATAAGTTGTTTCAAGGTGTCTGGCACATCTTCGTACATTAATTCGATGCCTTCGACATCCTTCGCTTTTACAAGTTGACGGGCAAAGTCAATTTCACTTAAATAGTTTCTAGGCAAGTTCTGTACCTGTAACAAACGTCCCGCCCATCTTCCTGTACGGTTGGCACCATAAAACTGTAAAATGCCATGAATGCGATTGTCCGAACAACGGGCGTTATCCATCATCAGATATTTTTTTGTGCTTGAATTAGATAAACTAAGGCGCAATTTTAGTACCTCCGCTACATTCTCGGGCAAGTTTCCTAAAGCTAACGCTTTTAACACAACCTCTTTTCCTAACTTCTCGAAAGGCGTTCCTTGTTCTTCTAGCCACTTTTTCAGTTGCGCCAAACTATTAGGATTTTCTAAACCTGTTAATTTCTTCATTTCGTTTAATCCTACTTCACTCAAATCGGCCATAATGTCAATAGCGGTAGTTGCTAACTCGTGGTCAATTTCTGCCCCTCGATCGTTAATTCGCTGATCCAGTGTGTAAAGCTCCCACTCACTCTCAGGAACAGGGAAGCGATTCAACTTATCAGCGATAGCCATCTCTACATTGACATCTTGGATACAATACTCTGTAAACGTCTGCCATTTTTCTGGATCATGTTCAGGTAAATTTCTTGTACGCATGCCGTTTTTCTTGGTCGGCTTACAAGGCTTAGAAAAGAAGTTAATTAGCTGTGTTCCTCTCGTGTCTTTTTGCTGTTCAATGTTTAGATATTTCGCACATTGTCCCAAAGGAGCAGGCAATCCTAATTCGTTTGCGTGAACCATCGTACAGTGCCATTGGCTAGGGTCTAAATAGTATGGAATACTTAAGTACTTAGACAAACAAACGCGTTCAAATTGGGCGTTAAATGCAATTTTAAGCACGTTCTTATCCATCAACGCAGCTACTAGCTCGTCAGGTATTTCACTAAGTGTTAAATCCTCACATTCGATAGGACCGCGGTCAATCGAATAAGCAAAGAGTAAAATTTCAAAGTTTGGGCTATCAGCATATTTATAAACGCCAACTTTTGTAAGGTCTTCGTCTGAATAGGTTTCAATATCAATATTTAACGTTTTGATGCAAAACACCTACTTTCTTGATATAATTTGTATAAAATGATTTGTTTAGGAGGCTTTAATTTGATTAAGAAAATTAAAATTGAATTTAATGATTATCGAGAAACCAAAGAGTTTGATATTCCACAAAAATGTGTTCACTGTGGCGAAAGCATGACCCCTGATATCATAGGAGGTTATTCTAACGAAAGCGTCTATGATAAGGGTAGTAGAATAGCCATATTTCTCAGATGCACAAACGAAAAATGTTTAAAATTTTACGCATTAGAATACCGCTCTAAAGTACAAATCGAGTATTCATACAGACCACCTGTAAAAGTTGAATTACCCGAAAACATAGAGCAAGTATCTGAAACTTTTGTAGAGATATACACACAAGCCACAACTGCCGAAACTGAAAAGCTTTCCCAAATTGCAGGTGTTGGATACCGAAAATCGTTAGAATTTTTAATCAAAGATTACGCGATACGTAATCATCCCGACAAGGAAGAAGATATAAAGAAAATGATGCTAGGGCCAGTCATCGGTGAATACTTAAGCGACTTCCCTAAATTAAAAAATTTAGCAAAAGCAGCTACTTGGATAGGCAACGACGAAACGCATTACGTACGTAGACACACGGATAAAGATATACAAAGCATGAAGGCGTTTATTAAATCAGCTGCACAATTTATTGCGGCAGATTACGATGCCGATATAGCTGAAGAATTCACAAATGCTTAGAGAGTCACTTGACTCTCTTTTTTAATTCCTCAATAAGAATACGATTCGTTTCTAGTACTTTATCCAACGAAGCAGAGTTAACATCTAACAAAGTTCTCAAAAATTCAACTTCACTTTTCAACTCTGAAATCTTATTCTGCTCGTAGTATTCTTCTCTAGTCATATCCAAAATTTCCTACCTCCTGATCTTTTAACGGCGTATATTCTTGTTTGACGTAGAAATTTGTTTTTACAATGAGATTAAATTTCCAGCCTATAGAATCAACTTTTTGTAAAAAATCGCCGTTTTCAAAATACAAATTTTCTAATTCGTCCTTTTCAATTAGTTCAAAAACATCTTGTAAATCGATCGGTAAATAAATTGGACGTTTACTCATTTAAATTCCTCCTTTCAAAAGAAAAGGGGCGTTTCCGCCCCATATTCAATTTTTAGTTAAACATGTCATCGTCGTTGTCTTCTTCATCGTCCCAATCCAAATCGCCAAAGTCAGATTCTGCATTTGCGCGGCCTCCCAAGAAGTCTCCTTTACATGTTGTTAAAATATTATTTAAACCAGCGGTAACCCCTTTGTTTCCTGCTGTGCTATAAGCGTAAAAGTTAATTGAAGCAATCGCATAAACACCAGAGTAGACTTCGTCTGGATCCTCTGTTTTTACAAGCATACCGTCTTCACGTTTTACAACTTGTGGTTTCGTTTTACTTGATACATTGATAAACATTGCGTTTTCAAATTCTGGACGTTCTTCGGTATCCATTTCTTCATCGCCATCGCGTAATGTCGTTTTTAAACGGTCAAATTTAACGCCTTTTAATTTGTCGCTTTTAGCGCCTTCGTATGCAGTCTTGATTGCTTCTTTCATTGCTTTAATGGTTTCTTTGTCTTCTTTTGGAATAATCAACATTGCAGAATATTTTTTCTCTTGTCCTTCTTCCATTGCATGTGGTTCTAACACGTGTACAAAACTTAATCTCACTTTATTTGTAATTACTTTCGTTCCGTTTACTTTTGCCATTTTAAATTCCTGCTTTCATTTAATTTTTTAGTTGAATAATTCGTCTTCTTCTAAATCATTTGTTGAATTAGAAGTTTGTTCTTTAAAATACTGTTTAATGTCTGAGATGATTTGTTCTTTCATCTCTAAAATAGATTCTTTATAGGTTTTTAGGTCCATAATCTGCGTTTCATCAAGAAGTAAGGAGTTAGCGACCATTGAAGCTAAAGCTGCCTCAATCGTACTAAAATACCCTTTAAATGAATTATTGTTTTTATTGGGTACGTAAAGACCTACATTACGCGTGTCTTCTCGTGTGATATAGTAGCCTTCACCAGTAAAAATCACAGGTTTTTCTTGTTTAGCTTTTTGAGACAATTTACTCAATCCCTTCAAAATCACTAAGCGCATTCTCTATACTGTTTAGCGCGGGGCGCTTATCTGTTTCAGCAACTAACACCGGTTTGCCTTCTGGTTTGATGATGAATTCCGAAGCCAGTTCAGCGAATTTTTTCTTTCCGACAACTTTTTCTAATTGCCCGACGGCTTTCAATTCCTGCGGTTTTAAGATGTCTTCATCTTCAAACCCTTCGGCTTCTAGGACCATTAACAGCCCTTCTACGTCTGAAACCTTCCGATTACTACGCCCAGCTACTACTTTCCAACCTGGGAACTCTTCGCCTTCATCTCGTGCTTTTTGTAAAGCGTACGTTTCCACATGTTCCAGCCATTTCTTAATTTCTGGCGCACGTTCTAAAATTTCAGCAATTTCCTCATTGGTTAAAAGTGGCGCTTCTTTCAGTTCGTGCTTGTCAATCAGCTGAAAATTTCTCTCTGCACGTGGTCTTAGTTGGGCACGAACTTTTGAGAACTTCACTACATCGTCGGTGATTTTCCACTCTCCTGTCCCTTCCCAAGCCTGAACAGCTCGAGGCGCCACGTAATTATCTGCCCAGTACAACAACTCTTCTTTTTCAATTTCAAAGGTTGAAATATTATCCAAGCGGGGTTGAATAATCGTCATTCGTACCGTTTCAAACTCGTAGATAATATCGTACTTATCCACCGCACCCAGTGCATATAACATCAGTTGAGGGTTTAAATACGCATCAACGGGAACACCTTTTCCATATTTTAAGTCGATAATTTCAATCGTCTTATCAGATAAAACAACCACGTCAGAAGTCCCAAAGCCTTCTGGGACCCATTTTGTAAAGTCCACACGTTGTTCTAACTCGACAGAGGCATTTTCGTATTGGTTGACACGTTCTTCTACTAAGTCGCAATACAGAGAAACATAATCTTCCATCGATTGATCATAGTAGCTATTTGATTCTTTAAATAGTTTTAACCGAGAGTTTACCGCTTTAGCTTAGCGGTTAATAGCTTAAACCGCTTCGCCAAACACAACTCTGCTAACTCATGCGCAGCTGTCCCTTCTTCTGCAAAAGAACTGCCACGGTCTTTTATTTTTTCTTCCAAGCGTGCCAACGGCGGACAGACTAACCACCGATGGGCGCTACTTGCCCCTAATAGGGCGTGACTTTCTACTGGCATACTTATTCACCTACCAACGTTTCCAAATCGGTAATGAACTTCCCGTAATGTTCTTCTTTCAAGTCTGAAAGTTTTTCCGCATTGTAGCGACCAAAGCACATTTTAATTCGATCACGATTGCCGTTTGCCATCGCTTTTTTCATTGCTGCTTGTACATCTGCTTTTGTTGCCCCTGGGTGTAAATCAGCTGTTGCTGATACTTCTTCTGTTTCTGAATCAGTTTTTGCTTCAGTAGGCGCTACTTTCTCCCCAGTTTTTGATGGTTCGGTGTCTGAGGTTGAGGCCGTAGAGGCTTCTTCTTTCTTCTTCGCGGATGCCTTTTTCTTTTTTGCAGGTTCTTTTTTTGTTACTTTTTCCAGAGCCTTTTTTGTGTCTTCTACAATATTTTCAGTTGGTACATTTAAAGATTGCGTGACTTCTACAACGTTGCCTGTTGCTAATTGAGATAGGATTTCTTTCATTTCTGTTGCTGAATCTGCTTCAATAGTTAAGTTAATTTTTGACATATTAAATTCCTCCAGTTGTTTTTACTCGGTTAATGTCTTCATCTGAGACATTGAAAATGGCTTTAAAATTTGCATGATAATGTAGCGACGGATCTACACCTTCTCTTTCGTAGGCTTTTACTAGTTTTAAAGGTAGCTGCATCCTTTCCGAAAGTTCACGCAATGCCATTTTATTTTTTGTACGAATTTTCTTATACGGCGACATATGTTATACTTCCTTTGTATAGAATATTTATTTAATGGCTTACTTCGTTGGCAGACGAGGTAGGCTCTTGTTTTTGTATATATACACTTTTATCTTTTTGGTACCGTGCTTCGTCATAATACATCCATAAAACAGCCGCAATTGGCCCGCAAATCAGAAGCAACACATTTAAAGTAAAACTATCTCTCATAATGATTCCTAAGATAAAAACAAAAAACATAGTAATCATTAAACGTGATTTATAAATTTTTCTCACATTACCATCCTCCTAAAACCATCACAGAACCGCGTAGGGTTCTATTCGCTTTAACTTCTGGTAGTTTTTCATCACCACCAACAATTGAATCAGTTAAACGGCTGTATATTCGTTTTTGACCTTTAAATAAAACCACTGCGATATTTGAATAATTTCCGCAAGTGTCTAAAACTTCTAAATCTTCACCTTTGTAGCAAATGATCATCTTTATCCCTCCTAAAGCGTTATGCGATGCATGCGGTTCTTATCTTCTAAACGACTTAAAAAATCTAATTCGTTTTGAATTTTTTCCGCTTCTCTGTCTGTTAATAAATCAGCGCTTCTAAGAGCTGCCCTATCCGCTTGTTTTTGATTTCGGTCTTTTTGGATTTGGCATAATATCCACGCTTCTTGTTCTGTTGTGTAAGCCACGTACTATCCGCCCTTTCTTTTCTTGTAACGGTTTTTATCCATCCAGTGAACAAACTCGTCAAACACATCTAACTCAATTAATACAACTTTATGTGTTGGATGAATTACACCGGACGAAAATTGCGGCGTGTCCTGCATTAAAGTCAGCCATTTTTCTAAACTGGATTTAGTGATTGAGTACATTGTTTTGTACTATGGATTTGCTCCCATATGATAACCTCCTAATATAAAACAATGTCTCTAACATGGTGCTTATTTAGTTTGCCTTTTTTGTAGAAACTTTTAATTTATTATTCGATATTTCTCCTTCATTTCTAATTCTGCAAACATGTTTAATTCCTGTTCGTCTAGTTAAAACTTCTGCAAAAGCTTGAGCCAATAAATCTATATCAACTTTATTTGAAGATTTCTGATTCATAATATACCTCTTTCCACCTTTTGTTGACATTCGGGAACTCAGCGACTAAAAAAAATAGATATTCTCGATTCTGGCATTTCTAGAGCAGTAGCTATTTCAGCAAGCTCATCGACTCCTAAAGACACTGTACCATTTTCACGTTTTGTATATACACTTCGTGTCCATTGTAATTTCTTTGCTAATTCTTCTTGAGAATACCCTTTTGCGATTCTCTCAGCTTTTAAACGGTTGAAGTCAAATTCCATTTTTATAATCCTCCCTAACATTTATTCATTCATGAATGTGCTTTAATGATATATCGATGATTCCCGAATGTCAACTATTTGTGCCAAATAAGAACATTTTTTGTTGACTATCGGGAACTTTATTAGTATTATTTCTTTAGGAGGTGAATAATTTGAGAACGAATGATGAAATTATGACATTAATTACAAACTTGCGTAAACAGAAAAAAATGACATCCACTGAATTAGCAGAAAAAGTTGGAATAGCTAAGTCCGCAATGTCACGTTATGAAAATAGAACAAGACAATTTCCTGTTAATAAGATATCCGACTTTGCCAATGCTTTAGAAACAAGCCCAGAATACCTATTAGGATTTGAAGAAGAACCACTTTCTCAAATTTTAACGAAAATAAACGAAACCTCAGCTAAGTTAGAAACTAAAAGACAAAAAAATGTATTAATATTTGCCGAGAAAGAATTAGATAAGCAAATTCTTGAAACGGAATCACGCAATAGAAAAGTTGTTCCATTGGTAGGAAAGACCGCAGCAAACCCTGCAGTTTTAGAATATGGAGATATAGACGTTGAACAGCATTCTTTCGCACACGTGCCGGAAGGAGCAGATTGTGCTATTAATATTCAGGGAGATTCAATGGAACCGCTAATTAAAGATGGAAGTATTGTTTTTTATAAAAAACAATGTGATGTTGAAAATGGTGAAATTGCAATCGTAGAAATTGATAATGATGGTGTTACATGTAAGAAAGTAATTAAAGACTACTCAAATAAACAAATTATTTTGAGATCAATCAATACCAAGTATAAAGATAGAATTTTAGAAAATGAAAAAATTAGAATTATTGGAAAAGTTATATTATAGAACTTTTGTATTATACTTAAAAGTATTCTATTAAAAGCCAATCTGTTTAAAAAAAGAATTTATAGAAGAATAGTTCGTGGTTAGCTAAGAAATAAATATAAATTTTAACCCTCGGACTTTTCTTCTTACAAAAAAAGAACATACATTCTCTAAGGAGGGATATTATGAATAAATATGAAGTAGAAAAAAGACTTTGCGAAGAGTTGAATATTGAATATATTAACTTAAATTTACGTACAGGACCTAGTCACAGATTTACTGAAAAAGAATACCAAGAGCTTAAATCTGATTATGCTCAGTTATTTTTACAATTAAACAAGCTTAATGTTGAGAAAGACCAAGAGTAGTTTTTAAATAAGATAGGGGGATTCGTTTATGCTAAAGAGAGCAGCGTTATACATTAGGGTTTCTACTGATCAACAAGCAAAACACGGGGATAGTTTAGACGCACAAATAGCTACTTTAAAAGATTATGTAAGTACTCAAGACAACTTGACAATCATTGACACGTATAGTGATGACGGCATTTCAGGACAAAAATTGTACCGCGATGAATTTCAACGCTTATTAGAAGATATAAAAAAGAACAGAATAGATATTATTTTGTTTACCAAATTAGATCGATGGTTTAGAAATTTACGTCATTACTTAAATATTCAAGAAATATTAGATAATTCTGGCGTAACATGGCTTGCCGTTTCACAACCATTTTTCAATACTGATACTGCTTATGGGCGTTCCTTTGTTAATCAGTCAATGAGTTTTGCTGAATTAGAAGCACAAATGGCGTCTGAACGTATCAAAGCAGTATTTGAAAACAAAATTAGAAAGGGTGAAGTGGTAACTGGTAGCGTTCCTTTTGGTTATAAAATCTGTGATAAGAAGTTAATGCCTAACGAAAATGCACCTATTGCAAAAGACATTTTTAAACATTATTCTATTCACAACAGTATACGCCTAACTGTTGAATATCTATTCAATGAATATGATATTACAAGAAGTTCTCGAACAATCAAGCACATGTTAAGGAATAGAAAATATATAGGTGAAGTTTCTGGTAACAAAAATTATTGTCCTCCCATAGTAGATAAGGAAACCTTTGAGAAGGTTCAAAATCTATTAGATAAAAATATTTCATCTATAGCAAAACGTACTTATATCTTTTCAGGACTAGTAGTATGTAGTTGTTGCGGTAAAAAAATGACTGGACGTTATCGAAAAAGAAAATATATTAAAAAAGATGGCACAGTGATGTATTATACAAAAAAAGTATACCGTTGTAACGGAAACACTTATAAAAGAAATAAATGCCCAAATAAGATAAATATACCCGAAGAGATACTTGAAGAGTATTTATTAAACAACATTAAAGCAGACGCGGAAAACTTTGAAGCTAAACAGAAGAAGATAGCAGTTTCTGCTCCTGAAAAAAACAATAATTCAAAAATACTAAAGAAAATAGAACGGTTAAAAAAAGCGTATCTTAATGAGGTTATAAGTTTAGACGAATATAAGAAAGATAGAAAAGAGCTTGAACAGATGATTGTTCAAGTCAAGCCTAAGAAAACTATAGTATTTAAATCAAATTGGTTTAACAAAAATATAGAAAGTACTTATCGTGATTTCGATGAAGAAGAAAAAAGGTTTGTTTGGAGATCAGTACTTAAAAACTTAATTGTAGACCCTCATGGCAAAATAACAATTAATTTTTTAACAAAAAATTAG